CTGGTGAGGTAGTGTTTCATGAGAGCGCCAGGCACGACATAATACGCAGCCTCACGCTGCCATGCGGTCAGTGCGTAGGTTGTCGGCTTGAGCGTTCTCGCCAATGGGCGACGAGGTGTTTGCATGAAGCTAGTAGGTACAGTAAGAATTGTTTTATTACATTAACTTACAGTGATGAGCATCTTTCGTCGGATCGTAGTTTGCATTACGAAGATTTTCAAAAGTTCATGAAGCGACTTCGTAAGGCGCATAAGGGAGCTGACCCTGATGCTGAGGGGCAGTACCCTATTAGATTTTATATGGCTGGTGAATATGGCGAAAATTTTGGACGTCCTCACTTCCATGCCTGCATTTTCAACTTCGATTTTCAAGATAAGAAGTTATGGAAACGGACAGATGCTGGCAGTAGAATTTATCGATCCGAACAGCTTGAAAAGTTGTGGCCTTTTGGTTATTCCTCAATCGGAGATGTCAATTTTCAGAGCGCGGCATATGTTGCAAGGTACATAATGAAAAAAGTAACTGGCAAGGACCAGGACGATCATTATGAGTTTATTGACCCAGACACTGGTGAGGTTGTTAAGCGAAAGCCTGAGTTTAACAAGATGAGTTTAAAGCCTGGAATTGGTTTTGACTGGTACCAGGAATTTAAAGATGATGTTTACCCGCATGATTATGTTGTGGTAAATGGTCGCAAGGTTCGACCACCCCGCTTTTACGATAAAAAGTATAAGGTCGAGGATCCGATTAGCTTCGAAGCTATCGAATTTGAGCGGGAGCAGAGGGCTCGTAAGCGTTATGAAGATAACACTTTAGAGCGATTGGCAGCGAAAGAAAGGGTTGCGAAAGCAAGACTTTCTCAGCTTAAACGTAAATTAACGTGAGGTGTTTATGAAGATGTTAGTGTGTACTATCAGGGATCGTGCCGCTGAGGCTTATGGCCGTCCTTTTTTTCTACCAGCAACTGGTGTAGCTATCAGAAGCTTTCAAGATGAGGTTAACCGTAAAGCTGAGGATAATCAGGTGTATCAGCATCCTGATGATTTTGATCTTTATGAGCTTGGCTTATTTGATGATTTTTCTGGTAAATTTGAGTTGCATGAGCAGCCTAAACTGTTAGCATTAGGCAAACAGGTTAAGGATCGTAATTAATGGCCAGGGCCCTGGCCCTTTGGGCCGGGGCGCAACAGGAGACTTCACAATGATGCATCGTAATAAAAGCGTTAATGTTCATCAGTTTGCGATGATTCCGCGAGCAGACATTCCGCGTTCTAAGTTTGATTCTCAAAAGTCGTATAAGACAACTTTTGATGCTGGTTATCTTGTCCCCGTGTATTGTGATGAGGTTCTTCCGGGCGATACTATTAATCTTAATATGACGGCCTTTGCCCGTCTTGCGACTCCACTGTTTCCAGTAATGGATAACATGCATTTGGATTCGTTTTTCTTTTTTGTACCTAATCGATTAATTTGGAGTAATTGGCAGAAGTTTATGGGTGAGCGTACGCCCGATCCAGATTCTTCTATTGATTACACGGTTCCTGAGATGACAAGTCCAGCTGGTGGTTATGCTGTTGGAAGTCTTCAGGATTATATGGGTTTGCCCACGGCTGGTCAGATTACTGGTTCTAATACGGTTACTCATTGTTCTTTTTGGCCTCGTGCTTATAATTTGATTTGGAATGAATGGTTTCGTGATGAAAATCTTCAAGATTCCGTTGTTGTAGATTTGGATGATGGCCCGGATAATCCTGCTGATTATGTTCTTTTGCGTCGTGGCAAGCGGCATGATTATTTTACGTCTGCGTTACCTTGGCCTCAGAAGGGCCAGTCAGTAAGTTTGCCGCTTGGTTCAACTGCGCCGATATTGACCAACTCTAACCCTGTTAAGTGGGTTACTGATGATGCTAACGATTATTATTTGTATGGTAAGGCGTTTGGTCCAGATTCTTTAGGCACTATAGCCACTTCCGGTGGCGGTCAGACTCGGTTGAGATTTGGTTCTGAGTCTGGTTTGTATGCTGATCTTTCGGCCGCTACTGCGGCGACTATTAATCAGTTACGACAGTCGTTTCAGATTCAAAAACTTTTGGAAAGGGATGCTCGTGGCGGTACACGCTATACGGAGATTGTTCGTGCCCATTTTGGTGTGGTCAGTCCTGATGCTCGTTTGCAGCGTCCTGAGTATCTTGGTGGTGGTTCCACTCCTGTTTCTATTAATCCTATTGCCCAGACCTCAGCAACGGGTCTTGCTGAGAACACTACACCTCAGGGTAATCTTGCCGCTTATGGAACGGCTCTCGCGTACAACCATGGTTTTACATACTCTGCTACGGAGCATGGTGTGATTATTGGTTTGGTTAGTGTTCGTGCTGATTTGACATATCAGCAAGGACTATCGCGTATGTGGTCGCGTTCTACGCGTTATGATTTTTATTTTCCTGCTTTTGCTACTCTTGGTGAGCAGGCAGTTCTTAATAAAGAGATTTACTGTACTGGTACTGCTACTGATGATGATGTTTTTGGTTATCAAGAGCGTTGGGCTGAGTACCGTTATAAGCCTAGTCAGATTACTGGTTTGTTTAGATCGACGGCAGCGGGTACGTTGGATGCTTGGCATTTGGCCCAAAATTTTGGGACTCTGCCGACGCTATCGGAAGATTTCATTGAAGAGCGTCCACCAGTCGATCGTGTTGTTGCTATTGGCGAGGCAGCCAATGGTCAACAGTTTTTATTTGATGCGTTTTTTGATGTCAAACAGGCGCGGCCACTGCCGATGTATTCAGTGCCTGGTTTGATCGATCATTTCTAATGGGCCTTTTTTCTATGCCTGGAGTAGTCCCCGCTTTGATTGGCGGGGCTGCTTCTCTTGTTGGTGGCGTACTTGGCAATCGCTCTAGAGAGGAAGCAGCTGCATCTGCGAATGCTGCTTCTGCTGCGTCGGCAGCGCAGCAGATGGATTTTCAGGAGCGTATGTCCAATACGTCTTATCAGCGCGCTGTTCAGGATTTAAAGGCTGCTGGTATTAACCCTATGTTAGCGGCTATGCGTGGCGGTGCTTCTACCCCTGGTGGAAGCTCTTATACCGCGCAGATGCCGCAGCAGTTTGATGTTATTACACCTGCTATTCAAGCTGGTTTTGGTGCGTATGAGAGTACGGCGCGTACTGCGCACAGTAGGGCGCAGACTGACTATTCGATGGCTATGACTGATTACAGTAAGGCTCAGACTGAGTTGAGCAAGTCACAAAAGGAACTTGTGCTTGCTAATACTGATAAAGTTATTGCTGAGACCGTTAACATTCCAGTCGAGGGTGAGCGTTTAAAGCAGTTGGTTTATACCTTGGCCGCTCAGGAGAATTTGATGCGGCAGCAGTCGTATAGTGAGATGGAGCGTCAGCGTGTTTTGAAAGCAACTTTGGCTAAGTTAGGTTCAGAGACCCAGTTGCTTAATTTTACGGTTGACGCTATTAAGAATTTTGATAATTTGGGTAAGAATGTGGAGCAGTTAAAGCCCATTCTTGATTTGTTGAAACCTTTGATAGTGAGGTAAACATGCATGTACGTAACCCCTATAACTATGATGTTGATAAGGCTAGTCGTGATTCCAGTCTTATTTGCAATAGTCCTTCTCGCGCTCAGCAGCAGTTTAAATCTGAGTGTGACATTAATGTCATTCTTGATAGGTTTAATGTTACTGGTCAGTTACCTGTTAGTAGCATTCAGCCTACGTTTGGTGATTTTAGCGGCGTTTTTGATTATCAGTCTGCCGCTAATGCAGTGATTGCTGCTAATGCGGCGTTTGAGTCGCTTCCGTCTAAGATTCGGAAGCGTTTTGAGAACAATCCTCAACTGTTTGTTGAGTTTTGTTCTGATGAAAGCAATCGCGACGAGATGATTGCTTTGGGACTTATTGACCGTCCGGTCAATAAAGAAGAGTCACCTACCGAGCCCGTTCAGGGCGAGGCTGCACAGTGATCTACTTGATGTAACTGTGCTAGGTGACACCAAAAGGAGAAAATGATGCGTAGAAAACCTGTTAATAAGTATCGTAGTGCTAAGAGCTTTAAGCGTAGCGCAGGCCGCACTAAGGCAGCTAACCTGCGTAGTAATCCTATGCGCGGTGGCTGGCGTCTGTAAATGCCGTGTTTTCATCCGTTGCAGGCGTACAAGACTGCATCTGGTGAGGTAGTGTTTCATGAGAGCGCCAGGCACGACATAATACGCAGCCTCACGCTGCCATGCGGTCAGTGCGT